TAGCTGATGGTCATGACTTGGCCGGGACGGTGCCATCGCCCATGCAATGGGTGCAAAGTTCGCCGATGCCGACCGGCGTATTCCATTCATCATTCTCGTCGCGAACCGGGCGCGCGTCATCCCACACGACGAGATAGCCACGGCCCTTGCATGCGGGGCATTCAATGACCTCGATGCCGTCGATGAATAGGATCGGGCTCATAGAAAGGCGCCCGACTTCAATCGATCCACAACCGCCATCACTTCGGCGAAGCTGCATTCGCGCGGGCAGCGGTCATCGAGTTGCGGGTGCGGCACTTCGAGCCACGTGCGCGCCTCCGCTTCGCTGTAAAGCTCGCGAAGCTCGCACCACACGAGCGCATGCTCGACCGCGGTCATGGTCTTTGGCCACTCCACAATAGATGCGCGGCCGGGCAATCCACATCACAATCCCGGCCGCGCTACTACTCCACAGACTCAACATGAGCAGGCGGCCCGGTTTCCGAGACATGCGAGGCCGCCGGAACCTACTAACTGTGATTCGCCTTCGGCCGCAATTAATTTAATCGCCGCGCCTGTGAATTGTTGTGGATTAATACGCGCGCGGCAGACGCGCCAAGAGATCGAGAAGGATGGCGATGGGCGTAACCAGAATTGCCAGCGCCAACATGGGGCTCACGTGCCACGCCATGATCATCGCGGGAATGAGTATTGCCCAAGTGAACAGACAGAACAGAAAGATCGCGCCCATGGCCTTAAGCTATCAAGGTCGACACATCGATAGCCGGTGCTTGCGGCGCCACGCCGACCGCCATCAACAGCGCGACGAGGCCGTCGATACGTCCGGTTGACTTGCGCTTGCTCGGCTTGCGATTGCCCGCATCATCGAGCACGACAATCGTATTGGCAACGCTCGATTTGAGCACCGGGTGATCGCCGTGGCAGAGATTGCCCTCTTGCAGGATCGAGCTTAGCTCGCGCATGGCCGGGGCCATCGATTGGTAGCCTTGACCGAACTCCTGAAAATGCTCGGTGATGAAATTCTCACCCATGCCCGCTTTGACCAGCCATGGGCGCAGTTGGTTGAAGTGCCACCTGTCGAAGGCGATCTTTTGAATTTTGTAGCGGCCAAACATCTCGCGCAGATATTGCGCGATGTATTCGTAGCTGATCGTTGGGCCGGGCGTCGTCTCCAAAAATCCCTGCGCATGCCACATATCCCATGGCGTGCGATCAATCTGCGATTTTTCGATCAATCCCTCGCTCGGCAACCAGAACGTCGGCTTCACCGACCAGCGTTTGCCGTCAGCCTTGCCGATGAGCACGAGCGCGGTGAGATCGGCGTGCTCGGACAGATCGAGCCCGCCATACACCGACACGCCTTCGAGAGAGCCGGGCATGTCCTTGCAGCGCGCCCACACCTCGGGTGCGCAAAACGGGTTCTCGACCACGACGCGCTGGTTGAGCACGAGGTTGCGAAAACTCGACTCGCTTGCGGGCATGCGCTTGGCGCTCTCGGCCTGCGCCAGCACCTCTTTTAAGCTGAGATGTTTGCCGAGCGATGGATTGGCCTGCGCAATCGTCGCCGGATCGAACGCGTCTAGTTCCTTCGGCACGGTGTAGAGACGGCAAACGACGCTCGGATCGTGCCCCGCCATCGCGTCGTCGATCAAAATGGAAAGCAAGTCAGCGTCGGTCGGCGCCTGCGTCGAGATGATGATCGACAATGGTTCCGCTTGCGCGCCGGTCGCGGTTTCCAGCGCTTCGTAAAGTTCCGAGCGAGGTCCACGAACGAGTCCGAGTTCATCGTGAATAACCAATGCAGGTGAGAGACCATAAGCGGTCGTGGCTTCCGCTGAGAGAGCCCGGTAGCGAGTCCCGTGATCGGGAAAGGAGAGCGCTTTCGAGCTTTCATGGATCAGGATCGCCTGCCGCAAAATCGGGTTGAGCCGCACCATCTTGGCCGCGAGATTGAACACGAGCGCGGCCTGATCGCGCGATTGCGCCGCCGAGAAGATTTGCGAGTTGGGCCGCTTCCTACCCTCGGGGCCGCAGAGGTGCACCAAGAGCAAGCACGCGATCAGCGTCGTCTTGCCATTTTTTCTGCCAACCGAGAGGATCGCCCGTCGCGTCGGCCCGTGCGGGTTATCGTAAATCTCCTCGATGAAACTCTTTTCCCAATCGAGCAGTTTGAGTGGCTGTCCGACGCTTGCGCCCTCGGGAACGAAACAGGCGCGCTCGATCCAGCCCCATACTTCCTGCCCGCGGCTTTTCTTCTTGCCCGTGCGATGGTAGCGCTCGGCGCGCTCGTGGCCCGCCTCGATCTCGTGGCCGACGCGCGGGATCAGGATGCGCTTGCGCGGGCGGCCGGGACCACGGCGCGGCTCGATGTCGGACACCGATCAAATCTCCCACGGCTTCTGTAGCACCTGATTGGCCTTCTGCCGGTCGGCATGAACCTGATTGGCGATGCGCGTGATCTTGGTCAAGCGCAGGTCCGCCGAGTGATGCCGCACGGCATGCGTCTCGCGATAATATTGCCGTGCCAGCGTCTCAATAACTTCGGGCTTCTTTTTCGCCAGCAACGCCGCAATGTAGCGCTCGCCCGTGATATCGGCTGCAAGCTGATGCCTGCACAACCCCCTCAGAACCGGCCACGTCTCACGGCCAAACCAGCGTGGAGGACATGCATCCACGATTGACCGCCACAGAACCTTCTCCCACTCCGTGATATCCTCGGGCGGCGATGGTTTTGCATCGGCATCCATCAGCGCAACCACGTTCACGTCATCTGCCGCCGATTTGCGGCCTCGTTTCTCGACCATGTTAGCTCCTAATGCCGCGGGCAGATGGCCGCGCGCGGCGCGCTCATCCAAAACGCCGTCGTGACCCTACCAGGAAAACGCGCCGTGCCCTCGACCAGGGACGGAAACGCGCTCGGGCTCTTGGGGTCAAAGGCGAAGTAGAGCGGTGAGCCGGAACGCCGCTGTACCGCCGAGCTTGGAAACGGGTAGTCCGACCCGCCGTCACCGCCGCCTGCCCCGTAGGTCACGCCCGTCACCGTCGACACCGCGAACGGGATCGGATCGCCCCAGCGCGTGCGCAGCCAATAGCGCGGGACGCGAATACCGAAAATTGGGGTTGTAAGGTCGACCATATACCATCACATTCGAGCGGCCCCGCCGCCGGTTGGCCCCGGCAGCGAGACCTGACCCAAGCCGCTATGCGGAGCGCGGCAAGGGCTTCCGCCGTCTTAGCGCGCTCCGCTGCGGAGCGCATCATGGATAGCAATCACCGAGGATCGTGGGCTGAGCACATCGCTATCGCGTGGCTGTTACGACGTGGTTACATAGTCGCCAAAAATGTTTGTAGTCACGGTCCATTCGACCTTATCGCTGTGCAAGGCGGTGTTGTCACACTGATCGACGTGAAAAGCCAAACCACGAAAGGGCGTCGCTTCCATCGCACAGATGAGCAAAAACGCTTAGATGTCCGCCTATTAACCGTGTTCCGTTCTGGCAGCAAAGTTGAGTGCCAAATAGAAGAACATGTCGAGCCCCAAATAATTGCGCCGTCAATGAACGCTCCGATGCCACAAGACGCAGCAAAACAACGGGCCGAAATCCGCCGCCTGAAATGGCGCATAGCAGAGCTAAAGGCGAAAAATGGCGGGTACAACCGCCCAAAAGCCCCGTGGTATTAAGTATTTGATTTTTCTTATCATTTACCATCAACTACAGCAACAATACAACTCCCCAAATGTTTGATCCTATTCACCTTTTCAGCCCTCATTGACTACACAACCATTTTCAGAAATTACCATTGAAATCATTGCCGAATTGGGATCGATTTGTGCAATCGAGCCTCCACAACTTCTAGAAATGCGCAAATGGCCTGATTCGAGGCTTTTTCCAGAATTCCATCTCGATTTGGCTCGAAAAGTGGGGGTATTTCGAAAACGCCCGGAAATTCCTTCTATGCCCAGATTCCCCCCGAGTTCGAGGCGATTTTTCTTCAATCATTTCAATGGCTTCGGTAGCAAGCATAGAACTGACCAAAAGTAGGAGATGAAACTACTTTTTACCCTAAATCGCCTCGACCACTAACCCTTTGATTTACCCCTATACCGCTCCCAAACACAGTTTTTATTTATGTTTTCAATAGGTTACTAGGTTGTAGCGCGCTCACTTTCGAAAATTAAGGCAATTAGTCCGCTCCGTTATCATTCAAGCTAAGTGCTTGACTTTATTCATAAATTTTCAATTCGGAAAAGGATGAAACTATTTTCGACTTTTCTGGCGCCGCCGCGCCCGGAGGGTTGTGTAGTCATGAAATTTTCTTGCGCCCCCCGCATTGATAAAAATTCCTCAATGAAATCAATGAGTTGGAGTTCCTTGGACGGTCTTGGCTCGGTTGTGTAGTTAATTTCTTTTGAACCCATTCGAGGGGAATACCTCCATCGAAAATAAAATCCTAGCTAGTTCATAGTCATTTGAAGTTCCAAATTGGTTGCGACAGCTATTCATCCTATCGAATGACCTGATTTGCTATACAATTACAATCCAATTGAGCGCCAACACCTTATACTAGTGGAACCCACGTATAATAATATTGCTTACAACTCTGCTTTGACGCAACAGCACCAACCACAAATCAGAATTTCGAACAATTGCTACGCTATATTGGTAACCCAATACATGCTGATAGCTACGTAACGCAATAGATGCGTTACGTTGTGTGTATATGAGGCACCATGATTAGCTATCGCTTTGCGAATAGCTCGAAACCGGGAGTGCCTAGACATTGGCGCGCCAAGCGATAGCGCCTACGCCGAGCATAGGGGCTTGTGGGGATGGTCACTGAGACACGTTCCGGCTTGCCATGGTGGCATGGGCACAGGTCGTACAGGTGCAGATGGCCATCGATGCCTTCGCCTTCGCCTAGCAGAGCGCCCAGGTAAACGAATCCCAGCCCTTTGCAGTGCGGACATGGGGAAAGCTCAAATAAACGCACGGCGCGCCCTCGTGCCTACCGTCACCCCTCTTCGTTTAGCAATCGAAGGCCAAACGACAAGGCGGCATCTTTTGCCCTAGTCCGGTTGACCATGTCAGTGAGCTTTCCGCTGGGCAATTCTACACGCCACATATTCGGATATTTCTGATCTCTCACAATTCGAAGCAATTTTCGCCGTCGATACCAAAGATCATCGCCTTTCCAATCGAAATCTTTCACGTCTCCGGTCATGGCGCTTTACCGGAGTAAAACGGATGGCGCGGATCGACTGGCATGCCGTCGACACCGATGCGATCCGAAAATCCTCGGATTTCCTCGAAACGCTTCGCGCCGTCATGGCAAGACTGACACAAGCTCTGCACTTTTCCGAGCCGAAATAGGTTCCAATTTCCGCCGTGGGGTGCGACGTGATCAACGACGGTCGCGATGGAAGCTTCGCCGTGCTGGGCGCAAATTCGGCACATTGGCTCGATCAACAATTGATGGCGAGCGCGCTTGCGCCAAACGGCGAGATCGTACCAATGCTTCCACGGCTCATTGTGGCGCTGGCCAACCATCAGGTGAAATCCCAATCCATGAAATCGCCCGGCTCGTTCTTCGGCTCTTTCGGCAGCGGTCCCGGTTTTGACTTGACGAAGCCGGTTGATTGCTTCGGCTTGGACGCGCTGAAATCCGCATAAGGCGGATAGGACACCGATGCCGATTTGACCGGGCTGGCAGCGGGCTTGAGCCTTTTGCTTAGGCGCTGCCGCAGCCGTTGCAGCTTCCGCTGGTTGCGCCTCGTCCAATGCTTACGTCTCATGACCGCTGGCCTA